GCAGGGATAAGGTTAGCATCGGTGTAGTAGTTCTTCGCTAACTCCAAAGTTTTCGAGCATAGATCAATCAAATACTGCTCGATTTTGGATGTGTATATAGAATACTTTTTCTTTTGCTGAATGCTTGCAAACAACATGGTGTACGGATCCATGTTGCCGTTTTTCTCCTGCAACTCTTCCTGAAGATTGGCGATCACATAGAACTGATCGACCATCTTCTCGATATACGGCATATACTGATCGCCAGTACGTCCCGGAATTACAACAGGCGCTTGACCGGAGTAAGAAAGAACACGAACGCCCGGTTGAAGTCCACCGTTTGCGATCTTCGTTCCCGCTTGAACGGCAAGTTTGTCGTCCCCAAGAGTTACTTGATGAGTGGCGGTCTGACTGATGGCGCGGTTGATTTCACCTTGGATAGGGCGAAGTTGCTTAATGAATGAGTAAGAGCGAGGAGAAGTAGGAATTTCATCCATCCCGGTATAAACGATAGGGAAAATACCGAATGGAAGCTCACCTTCCCAAAGAACCCCCTGCATTGTGTAGATAAAATAGTAACCATTCGGGAACTTGATCGAAGGACGGATATACATTTCAAGCAAAAGGCACTGATTTTTAGACTTATCATACGCCCCACCGTTACCATCAAACACGATGTAGGTTTCATCTTTTGATTCTTGAATTAACTTCTGCTTTTCTTCGTCGTTACCTACACGAGCACGAAGATCATCGACGTTCACCATCTTACGAAGACCGATGAACCAAGATTCATCCATGCTTTTAGCTTCAGATGCGCGGAAAAGATTGAACCCGAAGATTCTCTCAAATACAAAATCGCCCGTAAAGATCGGCTTAGTCTGATCCATCACCGCCTGACCAGCTTCGTCGATAACAGGCATGCCCATCTCATCGACAAGCGGTTCATAACCGTTCATCTTGCCTTTAGTGTCGTCCCAGTAAATCTTATGCGCGACTTCTCCCACGCGGATAAAGTCCTGAACAATCTCCCGAACCTTATCGTTAAAGCGATGGCGATCCTTGATGTCCTGCCATACTGCTTTATTCAGCTCGGCGGCTTTCTGATCTTGAAGTTCGTTTTGGTTCTTCGGGAGCGGTGTAACACCGGGAGCGTAGGAAATGATGTTATTTTCGTAAATCTTACAGATACGCTGAATGTGGTTGATCGTCAGACGAATTTTTTGCTCTTCCGTAAGCCTTGCATCATCCCTGACCCTGTTCCAAAAGCGTGAACCCTTACGGGCATAGTGGCTTCCAGCAACAAGGAGCAAATTGGATCTTTGTTCGGCGTAGAGATGGTTGTCGGCTGCTTCACCTTCTTTATAGAGCCTAACCAATTCACCGTGATCTAACTTTTTCATTCAATATCCCTTTGACGGAGGAGATTTTCGTACTCAAGCGGGTCATCAAGCATCATCTGCTCAAGAGCATCCTGCTTCATTGACACTTCTTCTTTTGTTCGAGAATCACGGGCCTGTGAGTTCTGATCTGCCTGTATTTCAGGTCTTACAAATACTGGCTCGGTGATCGGAGCCTTGTCTACTTGGAGGTAGCTCAGTTCAAGCCCCCCGTATGAGAACTTGGCTACGCCGTTTCGACTACATACTTCAATAATACTAAGAATCGAATCCGTGTCAAAAGAAGTCCTCATACTCGGCCATTTGATTTCCCAAGATTTCATTCCACTCTTTGATTTCGTCATTGATGTCATTTAACCCTTCATTTCTGGGAGTTGCAATCATCCTGATGCGATCTCTGTTTCTTTCTGCATACGCCGCTTCATGAGGCGTTAGTGTTTTGGGCCTGATCGTACTGTCTTTCAGCGGTACATACCCAACGTGTGAAAAATCAAACGGGATCTTCGTCAGCGCATAACGCATGGAGTCCACCGAGTCATCTTTCGCCTTACGCTTATCCACACCAAGCTGCAATGTCGTCAATTCATTAACGATCGGAGCGCACTCCTGTGTGCCGTCAATATCGAGCATCGCGTTCTTAAAGAGCACGTTAATCACTTGCTCCCCCACATCGTGCTTCTTCTCGGCTGGGATAAACGCGAGTCCCATCCTATCCGTGATCGTCTTAAAGTCTTTCGCGTGGTAATCGTAAAACGCCGCCGTCACGTTAAGATCCTGTGACAACTCCATGTACTTAGAAGCAACATCCGACATCGTATAAACGCGGTCATCCCCACGCCAGTGCCTGAACACACGAGCATACTTATAGTCTGGCCTCACCGCCACGAACGTAATCGCACTCGGGTGGTTTTCGTCTCCACCCGCTCCAATATCTACCCCTACATAAATCGGCCAATGCGCCGGAATCTCCATCGGCGTGTGAATGTTCCTCACACGGTCAAAGGATGGGTACTTTAAGCCCTCGTCCTTCACGAATCTCCCGTAAACCCTTCGCTGCACCTCGGCCTCTGACTTACACATCGCAATGGTTCGGTGGATCTTCTCCGTTGTCCAGTGAGAAGGCGTACCATCTAAAAACCGCTGACAGTCAAAGAGTGATGCCCGTAGCTTCTTCGCAAACGGCATCGCCTCTTTCTCACCCGTTTTCGGCTCCATACATAAGCGCCAGAACTCCTGACCTAATGTAGCGGTGAACACCATAGAGAAGTAGCCATCAACAGCGTTACGACGAAAGTTAATCTCATCCCAAAGTTCAAGCGGCAACTCCTCATCACACGCAACATAGTCAACCGTTCCCGATTGAAGATGCTGCACATCTTGCGCATAAGTTTTAAAGTAAAGCGTCACTCCGCTATTGAAGTAAATCGCACTAATGTCCCCACGATTCTTAAACTCAGGCTTCCACCCGTACTGCGGATCGTCCTTGAAATCTTCTTTTGGTAAGATGTCAGGCTTCCACTTCGTGTGAAACTCCGCACTCGCTACCGATGCAGTAGGATAGAGATACCAAAACTGCCGAGGATTCCGACGAAAGCGACTCGGCCATGCCTGAACATTGGTAGCGTACTCCACAATCTTCCGAATCTGAGATGTACTCTTACCAAGCTGATTGGCCGCTGTTAATAAAATCGTCTTATCGTTTGAATCTAAAAAGTCCCGCGACCAAGTGTAGTCCTTAAAACCATAAAGGTGAGGAAGCCCCCGAACCAACCGGGCCTTCTCCTCCAGCAACTTTAACTTCTCTAGCTTGATGTCTTTAAGTTGGTCTTCCATTCCCCGCCCTTTAGATAAAACATCCCACAGTCACACAGCCCACTAGGGTAATGCTCCCCAAGTTCTTTTAATTCTCCCACGGTTAATCTTGAAGAAGATATGTGCGATCTTTCATAGCACCTACTCATACATTCTTTACAATCCATCCCATGAATACTTAATCCATGATCTAAACGGCTAATAGGAAGCCCAAATAATTTATGTATTTCTACACTAGCACTATCCATCAAACGTCAACGTCCTCAAACTTTTTGTAACTTGCTTCTAGCGTATCCGAACTCTTCGACGGCAGCGACTCTTCAATCGCCGCTTGCATCCCCGGTATCGCTTGCATCTCCTTCTCGAGAGCCGCAATTTTAGCGTCAATGTCTGTCGTCAATGTGTTGATGTCTGGAACCTTAGAGTTAGATGCCGCCGTAAACACATTCGTGTACGAGTTCTCCTGCTTCATGAGCGTCAAGTTCTTAGTCTCTGACCTCTGCACATAACCACCCTTCGCACGAAGATCAACCATCGCGGCGGCCTTCAATACAAGCTCGATGATTTTCGGGTCTTGAATACTACCGTCAGCTTTTTGGAGCGGGAGGTTCAGCACATCCCGAATCTTCCGAGTCGAAAGGTTAAGTAGCCCCTTCATCACCGCCTCGTACTCAGGCGGTCTAGTCAGGATGTAGGCGACAATGTGCGGAGCCGAGTCGAGCACCTTATAGAAATACTCCCGACTTACTACCCCAAGATAGATATTTGACTGATTTACGATCTCATTCCGAGTCACCGCTACTCGGTCATGCTCCATCCAAAAATTGTTCCTCATCGCTTCCACTGCGGCGGTGGGCTTGTACTTGTACTTCTCCTCAAGCACCGTGAGCATCTCTTCCTCATCTTTACCGAGCAACTCTTCCGGGATCGTGAGCGCCGTCTTTTTGACTGATTCGGGGAGCAGGTTCAGGAACGACCGAGGCTCCTCTACCTGAGCTATATACGAGTTGAAGGTGAGTTCCTTACGGATCGACTGATCTTGCTCTAACTTGCCACGGCTTTTGCGCTTACTAGGCGTGATCCCAGCGGGGTCTTCGTTCAAATAAGCCTGATAACCACCGGTCGAACCGTTGATCTGTGATTCGGTGGGCTTGGGACGGGATGCAAGGACTTCTTCACGAACCTTGGCTAACTGTTCTTCGCGTTTTTGCTTCTTGTCCATCAAGTTTAGCGTAGCCGACCAAGGCAGGATGTAAACCAAAAAGGTCGAGATGCGCACGTTATATAGAGCAATACGATACGTTTACGACTACGAACGACCCGCGACCCCCTAGCCCCCCCGTCAACGGCTTTCGTTTAATCAATCCACCGGATCAATTGAATCAACGATCCGCATAGAATCGTTGAATCATTCTATCGGATGAGTAGAACGTAATAATAACGTGGGGTTACGGTGACGCGGAGGGTTGGAACCTTATGCAAGGTTCGGGCCAGGTTCCAACTATTATTTGTTCTGATGACCTGCAACAATTTGAGTAGTCAAATTCCTTAACAATTACAACACGTTGTGTCAGGGTCGACATAATAATTCTTATCAGACCCATTAGAAAAACTGATCTGGGTCAACTAAGTCCGTTGATCCGGTGGCGCGGTAATATAGAGAGGGAGAGGTCGTGCGATTAAATGAAAATAATCATTTTTTGTATTAATCAAAAAAAAGATTGACGCAAGTATGAATGATTGATATCCTGATTTCAGAAAAGAGGACTAACAATGGAAAAACTATTCCAACTATTTTTAATCGGGGTTGTTTTGGGCGTGTGTGTTCAAACGGCGACAAACATAACAACACTAAACAATGCAATGCGTGTACAGAGCGCGATTGCAAAAAATAAATAGATAGAAAGGACTATATGAACAACGTACATAATGCAAAAAAACAGGCTAACGCTATCATTCAAGACGCTATCGGTGCACGCGTTCAAGAATTGATGAAAACTTACGCTTTCAAGGAATTGAAAGCACAGATTGAACACTTTGAAAATGACCCGTATTGCAAAGGGTCAGATAGAAGTCTTGGAGAAGACGGTTTACTTGAGTCTGTTATGGGCTTAAAAGTTGATCACTTTTCGGAAGAAGAATTTGAAGTAATTGAAGAATTACTTCAATCATGTTCTGACGTTATTTATTTTTCACAAGATCAATACAGTCAAGGGAAGCATCAATGGTCAATGAGTCAATGTCTAGGTGAAGCGGTAACAATTAATTTTTCAGATAGAAGAAATTGTTACGCGGTACATTCAAGAGAACTAGACTTAAAACTAAATTATTCTGATTTAGTTGGGAATGATGATTCTGAAAAACTCCATCATGCAAAGTTAATAATCGAGAAGACAATGAGACAACACGGAATATTCCCGAACATTGTCGAAGTTGATTATTATGGAGGAGTTACCCTAGAAATTCCAATGCTAGGTGCATTGGATGATGCGGAGATTGATCGTCAACTGGAAGAAATTGAAAAGGCTATGGAAGAATAACGCGCAAAGGATACGAGAAAAGAGGACTATATGAAAAACACAATACCTTGGAACATTGCCCACTTAGTACAGGACTATAACTACACGTCAAGCGGGCATTTTTTTGACCGCGACACAATGCGGTTTTTTAAAAGCCGATTAACGTCTCACTATAAGAGAGTGTCAGACCGTAAAGCGTACTTTGTCACAACTGAAAAACGATGCTTTGAAGACAATACTCGTGTCGCAAGTGTTCGGTGTGTGACTTTGACTGAGGACAAAAACGGATACGGGAGACGTTATAGCATTGACACGGTTGAAGGGTTAGATGGTGTGACCCTTTACACTGCAAAAAAATATCTCCAGACGGTGAACGAATAACACTTACGCGCAAAGGATACGCGAGAAAAGAAAAGAGGACTATATGAAAAAAGACAAACATAAAACAAGAGTAAAATTTGTAAACATTGAAGGAGAAGTTTTGGCGCTATTTCCTGATGAATTGTACTCGCCGGATTTATATGGAAAAACTAAAATTATGAGTTATATGCACATAGGCCAACATAGCGCAGCGTCAAGTTCTTTCATGAGAAGAAAAGCGGTATCACCTGAAAAATACTTCAGCCTAAAAACTGAACTTGAATCACTTGGATATAACTTGACGGTTATTAATTAATACATACGCGCAAAGGATGCGAGAGAAAAAAGAGGACTATATGTTTCAAACAATTAAATACAAATTTGGTTTTATTCACTTATCATACCCCGACAATAAAACAGAAATAGTACGCGTGCAAGTTGACCCTTACGCATATTCAATGGAAGTGAAGTCAATTCACTCCGCAAAAATAATCATAACTAAACATGAGCAAAAAATAAAAATCCCAGTAAAGGAAACTTGCCGTGTGAAATGGTTCAACGATGCAAAAGGATACGGGTATTTACGAATAGACGGGCACGAATTCGACATTTTTGTACATTACTCGGCTATTTTAAATGATGGTTTTAAAACCTTGACAGAAGGAAGCCTTGTCACTTGCGAGTTGGAGTTGATCAATGGGACTAAAGACTATCAGGCGTTCAATGTTATGGAAATAAGAGAGAATAAATAACACGTACGCGCAAAGGATGCGAGAAAAGAAAAGAAAAGAGGACTATATGAAACTATCAAAATTTGAATACAGTTATATCGAAACGGCTTTGTGGTCTTCCATTGACGACAATGGAGTGCCTTTAGATGAAAAATATTCGGAAAATGACTTTGCGGATGAAACACTTGAACAACTCCGAGAAGACTGCAACAAGTTCCAAAATGAAGCGGGGGACTTGCTTGATAATCTAAACGAAACTTTAGTTGCCCATGATTTTTGGCTAACAAGGAATCATCACGGCGCGGGTTTTTGGGACGGCGATTATGAAAAGAGCACTGGGAAAAAATTGACCGAATTATCCCACGAATTTGGGGAGTGTGACCTTTATGTCGGGGATGATGGAAAACTATACATAATGTAATTACACGCGCAAAGGATGCGAGAGAAAAGAGGACTATATGAAATTATCAAAAAAATATCTGAAAAAATTGGGTTTAAAAACAATAGATCAAGCTGAAAACTATAATCATCATTCAATTGTCGCACTAAATTACGCTGAAAATTTATCGGACGATAATGACAATATAGTCAAAAACCACGCTATCGCATTGCTTAATGTCGCTCATGATCTATGCAAAAATGATTATGAAAAACAAGTTTTAAGCGCATACTCCAGGCAAAATTTAATCAGATACCGTGATGAATTAATGAGCAAAATTGGCTATCGGCTTAGAAATTTAGACGAGTGCCCGTTTTAATAACCAAAAAGGACACCTATAAAAATGAACATCCAAAAACTTGAATCAATAATTTGGCACATCAATCGCTACCAAAAAATACCAGATGACGCCCTCCAAGATATTTTTTTCGCTCTAAACTTGGCTTTACTTGTCGCCCAAGAAGAACTCCCACGCGCAAAGGATACGCCTAGCGAGGAGTTTCGACTTTGTGGCCTTGCCGATCTTAGGAATAAAGTTGGTATCACCCAAGAAGCCCTCGCGCAAAGGATGCACGAAAGGGGGCGAGGAGCTGGGCATCAAGGAGAAGTTTTGAAGATTGAACGCGGTTACAACTCCCCGACAATCTCGAGACTCAAGGACTATGTTGAGGCGCTCGGGTACACTCTAGACATCATAGCGTCCAAAGACGGGAGTCCGTACCCCTTAGACGTTAATGCACTAACACGCTCACGCGCAAAGGATGCGCGGAAGAAAGACAAAGGAGAGTAGCTATGTGGCAAATGCCTCTACCGATGGAAATTTGGTTCAAGGGACTAATGTGGCTTGGGATATGGTACTTCGCATACGACCATTGCAGTAGTTTTTGGAGGAAGTTTTGGGCATGGTTCGGAGTGCTTCTATTCACGATGTTCCAGCCGTTCTAATGGATCGGGGGGCGGGACTCGAACCCACACCGAGTTCAGGCGTCGACGCGTCGTCTGGCTCAAGCTCTTCCGTTTAAGCTACCCCCGAACATTTCATTACGCGCAAAGGATACGCGAATGGTCGGGTACTAACGAAATACCTTAGCGAGTTCTTCCTTATCCTTGGGGTTCCAAGTCTTGTTTACCTGAGCAAGTTGCTCGGGGGTCATCTTTGGATAGCCAGTCTCATCCGTCTCGGTGGGCTTCTTACTTTTGATAGTCTCAACCATATTTTGCCAAAGCGACTTTTCCATAAGTCCATTGTGCCATCAATAGCACCATCCGCAAGGGTTATGGTGTACTCCCGGGCACAAAGGATGCGGGAATGATTTTAATTGACACGGTGAGTTACCTAGTTTAAACCAGTCGGCATGGATACTATTTCAGAATACACGACAGTAAAAAGCAAAGTTGAACACCTCCTAGCGACTCTTCCCGACACAAGAGAGTCCGATAAGCTGTTAGTCCTAACCTACTACCAGCGATTCTGCTCCCTCCGGTGCGGGGGGTTCGTCGAATTAAAGGATTGGCTCATGCAAAAGGAAGTCCCCTCATTCACCACGATCGTCCGGTGCCGGACATGGCTTCAGACTAATACCCCGGCGCTCCGGGGCAAGAACTGGAAGAAACGTGCCAAGCGAGCGGAGGATGTTTCCGAGTTTATTTCGGACATTAGCGACTACGATTAAGGGACTTAATGACGGTTCTGACGGTCTGACGGTATTTTCAGCTTTCTAATCCTTATATAGTAAAATGCGTTTTTTATAGTAGTACTACAAAATATACATTTCTACTTTGTAACTTATATAAATACATACATACCGTCATTACCGTCATTGTTTACTGTATATAGCTAATAATAAAAGATTTTTTCAGTGACAGATAGCAATGACGGTATGCTTTTTAATGACGGTTTAACCGTCACCCGAACCACCGCCCCGATAAAATCATCCTACCACCCCGCTCCACTACTCCAAAAACCCATAAAAAAAGGAAGGCTCATCACCTTCCTCTCTCTACAAACCGTCATTGAGACGCTCATCAAACCGTCACTAAAACGGATTCTCTTGAGCCGAGTCCCTGACATCCACCGAGCCGTCAATCGGCTTGATTCGGTAGCCTCTTTTTACGTCAATTCTTTCAGCATTTAAGTTAAATACCTTTTTGATTGCCCTACCAATAGCTCGTAGGTCTCGTTGTTGAGGGAAGGTGTAGCCTAGAAGTTCGGCAATCTCGGTTGCTGACAGTAGACTTCCTTCAGAATGCTCAAACTTCTCTTTAAGTTTAAAAGCCACTGGGTCTTCGGTCTCGAAGTCTTGGTTAAGGATATTGAGTTTGTCCATTTCCTCTTTAGAGAGCCACCAAGGTTCGCCCGCATCGTATAGGCTTAGGACTTGCGCCCAGATTTGTTGCATATCAAGCCCGTGGTTAAAGTTGAGCTTTTCGCACTTGATTGTCCAGAAGCGGCGGTTTCCGGTTGGGTCGTTTAGGTATTCGTTATCGTTGACGCTCCCGAAGAATACGGTACGGCGGGCGAAAGAGGCAGGTTCCCGGCGGTAGGGAAGCCTGACGGTATCTTTGTCTTTAGTGATGAACGCTTTAAGCTGGGCGATGTCGGATTTGCGGAAGGTGGAGTCGATTTCGCCTAATTCCACGAGCCAATTAGATACGGCCTGGTAGACGCTATCTTTGTCTTTAGGGTCAAGGATTGCTCCGTCTTTCAGGACTTGGAGGGATTCAGGGGCAAGGGACTTAAACCAGTTTGTTTTCCCCATGTATTGAGCGCCAGTGAAGACGAGGACGCCGTGGGCTTGGATGCCGTTCGGGGAGTAGGCGGCTGCGATGGCAGAGATCATCCACCGGCGCAGTAGGGTTTCTTTGAAGAGACGCTCTTCATCAACGTGGTCATTGGCTCCTGTTACGGTGTCGAAGAAGGCTTGGAGGCGGTCTACGCCGTCCCAAGGACGCTCATCAACCCACCGAGCCACGGGGTTATAGGGGTTTTTTGCCCCGATGAATGAGACGAAGTCTTCAATTTTGCCGTAGTTCATATCGCACGAGATGGCTAAAGAGACGATGAAATTCATCTTGTCGTTTAGTTCGGTGTCGATCAGGAACTTGGAGTTTGGGATTTCGATGTGGATATTTTTCTTAATGACATCGTATCTAACGTCGATTGAGAGGGCTTCTAGCATATGTTGTACGTTAGAAATGGTGCATTTTGGGCCTTTATCGCCCCATTCTTTGAAGGTACTGACGGGGAGTGATTGGAGGTAGGCTCTGCGCTTTTCCTCGGCCTTTTGTTTCTTTTCTAGTTCTCGTTGTTCCTTTTTAGAGAGGTTAGAGTCCACCGCCCCACCCGAACCTTCTGAAACCCGGTTCAACGAACTAGCAGGAACGGGTGAATCGGTGACTTCGGCTCGTTTATATGGGTCTAAACGTGGATAAAGACCGCAAGTGCCGGAGCAGAACTTTTGTTTGATTTTGGAATAGCACCCGAACTTGTACTCGGTGCCTCCGTTGTAAATATCCTTAATGGCGCGCTTATAGTCACGGTTGAAACGCTCTTCGATGGAGTTAGTTTTACAGTACGAAAGGAGACGCTCTTCGGTTTCAGGTTGTGTGAGTCCTTGGTGGAAGTATTCGGAGATTAAGGTGAGGGCGACTTCGTGGCGCATTCCTTCTTTGTGCTTTGAGCCTTGCATGGATGAGATGCACACTTTGTCTTTGAATGTGGCAAAATCCCCCGAACCACCGGAGCTGATGTCCTTATCTGTCACGGCATCAAGACCGTACAAATTCACCGAGCCATCTTCCTTCTTATACACAGCTTTTGTGTACTTCGTGGTAGGAAGGGAGTAGTCGAAAAGGGTCAGTTTTTGCGGTGTTTTTGCGAGGTTTTTGATTTCATCAATCGTTAGACTTTCCAGCCTTCGCCAGTCGATTTCGATTTTATGGAGTCCTGTTTTTTGGTGCTGGGAGTTTGGAATTCTAAACTTCCTATTGGCTTGATAGATTGAATCATCGAGGGTGTTAAGGTTGAAGCGTTTGCCGAGTTCGGTTGCGATAGCTTCAAAGGATTTTGCGGTTCGGTCGTTTGCAGGGATGTTAAAAAACTCTTGGCGAATGTAAAGGTGAAAGCCTTTGTTGCCACTAAAGAACACTTTAAAAGTATCCGGCTGAAGGTGAAGGGACGAGATAACAGTGAGGCAGTCGTTTTTAGCGTTATCCATGTCTTCACTAGAATCAAAATCGAGAACGAAGTAGCCGAGAGCGGGGCTTTGGACTCCTCGGTACTCTTTGAAAGAGTCGCGAGGCTCAAGGTCAAAGAGGCAATAGTAGCCTTCTCCTTT